GGCAAGCAGAAACGGATCAAAATAAATAAGGCCCTAAAAAAGGCACTGGCTGACTATATTAAAGATAGAGATGACCAGGAATTTTTATTTAAGAGCCGCGAAGGACTAAATAAACCGATCAGCAGAAGCACGGCATACAACATATTGAAAGAGGCGGCGGAATACGTGGGGCTTGATGGCATCGGCACCCACACCATGAGGAAAACGTTCGGTTATTGGCACTACAAAAAATTCAAAGATGTGGCCCTGCTGCAAGAGATATTCAACCATTCCAGCCCGGACGTCACGCTTCGATATATCGGGATCACTCAAGACACAATGGACCAAACAATGGACGCATTCAGCTTGTAAGCTCATCTGTCTTCAAAACGGATGAGTTTTTTTCTGCCTATTTTAATGAACTAACCATAACGAGAAAGTGTCCAACTCATTTTGGCAAAATGGCTTAAAACTATGCAGGGCAAAGGGTTCCGCGTTTCTGTGAATTGGACACAATATAAGATATGGTTAATTCGTGGATAATGTGGATAAATGAAAAACAATCCGATTCACCAACAAAATGATTTGGCACAATTTTGGCGCAACGTTGGCACTCTGTTTTGTTTTAGATCGGTTAATATGGTATTAGGTCAAAATTGAAAAGCGACTTTAGGGGTGAACAAATTGTTCATCCCTTTTCTTATAGGGGGGGATTCCGGAGATGGAAAATGCGTATGTGGTTTTCTCGGATTATTGCGATGCTTATATAAAGTTCTTTGAAACATATAATGAAGCACAAAAGGAGTTTGCTAACCGCATCGATGATCCAAGCTGTAATAGCGTAGACACATATCTTTGTAGTGTCATGGTCTATCAGCCAGGTAAATGATCAGGCGCTTTCCCAAGCGGGAGGGCGTCTTTTTATTTGGGTAGCTACTGACCACGGAAGGATAACGGGTGCACACGTATATCTGGATGAAAGTTAGCGTTTCAAGGGGATTCAGTCTTAAACCCCTTGGTTTTATGTTCTCTGTAAACCGGGTCCAATGAATCTCAGATCAGACGATTGGTGGCCAATGAGGGACTCTGAGTGTGGGCCCGGTTTAGAAAGAATATACCAAGCGCTTCCCTAAATAGGAGGGCGCTTTTTTTGGAGGGATTGACCTATGAGCTTTGAAATGAACTTGGCACATATCAGTATTTCAGACCTGTTGGAAAAGGCAGCAGAAAAGAATGAGTTTATTTTTGTAAGATCGCAGCAAAGACGTCTTGGTAAAACAACCGCGCTTTTAGAGTTTGCGAGAAAGAATAATTATCCTGTCCTGACAAAAAGAGAGGTAGCGAGATGTTATCAGCTGGAACATCCGGATCTTAATATTATTGGATATGTGGATGGATCAGAAGTCGATGGGCTATATAACGTCGTTTTTGATGAAGGGGTGCCGAGGGATGCGGTTAAACGTCTCTATAAGCTTGGTATTTTGCTGACTGGATTTGTTCGTGTGGATGACCAGGAAGTTATTAATGATGATAACAGATACTCGGTATTTGATGGATATAGCACAGAAGCACCTTCGAAAAAACCACTTCTTGGGGTGAAACCGAGATCCATTCACGATGAGCAAAGAGCAGAAGAATTAAGTGGTGCTATCATGAGATATATACAAGCTAATAGGCGTATACCTACTGAATGGTTGGAAGAATACAATGAATTATTAAAAAAGATGATTATATAAAACCACGCGCTTTCCCAAACGGGAGGGCGTTTTTTATTTGAGGGAGATGATCCAAATGGAATCGAAATGCGAGTATTGCGGCGAGGTTCATGGGGTTTTATTGCGGGAGGAGAAAAGGGCTAATGGTATTGAAATTGGGTATATTCAATGCCCCGCTTGCCAGCATAGGGCCGTGTTTTCTGTGACTACCCCACAAATTAGAGTCCTCCAAAAGCGTATGAGAGGTGTAAAGAACCAATATGCGAAAGCCAAGAGGCTAAAGAAAGCCGAGCGCCTTTTGACAGAGTATTTCAATTTAAAGGAGCGTATTGGCCTACTTATGCAGCCTTTAGTCGAGCAAGCAAATGAAGAGCTGAACCAATAAGTGTTTGACACTGAAGGAGGATTACAATGCCACCTAAGCCATTAAGGGAGTGTAAGGCCTACGGGTGTAAGGCCCTTACCAGGGAGGGCTACTGCCCTGACCATAAGCACGTCAAGCAGGAGGAAACGAAACATTACAACAAACATTCAAGAAACAAAACAATAACAAGTTTTTATAAATCAACTGAATGGAAACGAACAAGAGAACTTGTTTTGCTTCGAGACAATCGTCTTTGTCAGCAATGCTTGAGAGAACACCGATTCACTCCTGCCGACATGGTCCATCATATTGTGGAGGTAAAGCAGGACTGGTCCAAGCGTTTAGACCTTTCAAATCTCGAAAGTCTCTGCAATGCTTGCCATAACAAGGTTCACGGCGACCGAAGCAAGTCGGTCAAGTAGGGATACCCCCCTATAAAAATCCTTGGGAAACAACCGCCGCGGGAACGGCGCCCCCTCTTCTGCAAACAAACACCGCTTTTCAAAGTTCCCGAAAACAAAAAGAACCCTCCCGGCAAATTCGCCGAGAGGGCTTGATATGACTGGTTTTGTTGTTGCTTTCATCATAGCATGAGATTGAGAAAAAACAAGCACAAAATTGCAATTTTTTTAAGAAATGAGGTGAGAAAACATGCCGAGACCTGCAAAATCCGCAGCCCTTCAATTAATACAGGGCAATCCAAATAAAAAGAATACGAAAGAGCTTGCAGCCAGGGCCAAGCATGAAAAAAAGTTGAAAATGCGCTCTGAAAATATCAAACCGCCTACCTGGCTGGATAAGGTGGCTAAAAAAGAATTTAAGCGGATTGCTGCTTTATTATCTGAGGTGGAAATTATGACGGAGGCGGATATCAGCATGTTAGCCGCCTACTGTAACGCCTATTCTCAGTACATCTCTATTACAAAAATTATTGAAGAAGACGGCATCATGATTCATACAGAGGGTCAAGGTGAAAACGGGGAACCGGTCAAGTTGATTGGAGAAGAGCATCCCCTCCTGAAACGACAGAAAAACTTCTATGATCAAATGAAATCGGCTGCTAATGATTTCGGACTCACACCGTCTGCACGTGCCAAGCTCGCGATCACCAGGACCCAAGAAGAACGCGAAAAAACAGCAGCGGAAAAGGAGTTCAATAATGTATGAATACAATTAAACAATTTATGATTGACTACTCGCGCGATGTGGTATCGGGCGAGATTGTTGCGTGTCAAAAACATATTTGGGCTTGTGAGCGATTTTTAAAAGACATCAAAAGGGAAGGGACAAGAGAATTTCCCTACGTATTCGATGACGAGAAGGCTAGGCGTTTTCTATTTTGGATGACTCAATTTAAACATACCAAGGGGCCGTTACAAGGACAAAATATCGTTCCTGAACCTATACAGATTTTTATTTTTGGAAATGTTTATGGCTGGATTCATAAGGACACAGGTTTCCGCCGTTTCAGGAAAGTATATTGGCAAGTTGCCCGCAAAAATACGAAAACCCAAAGCCTGGCATGTGTAGGGTCCTATGAAGGTTTTGCAGACGATGAATATATGTCAGAGGTTTATATCGGGGCGACAAAAGCCGAACAGGCAAAGATATGCTGGAATGAGATCAAGGCACAAATTATGCAATGTGATCTATTAAATAAGCCTGAGAAAAAATACAGGATAGCCTACGGCAAAATAGAACACCCAAGAACACAATCTAAAATCGAGGCGCTTTCTAAGGATGCCGGTAAAACAGGAGACGGCTTTTCGCCCCAATGCGGCATCATTGATGAGTACCATGCGCATAAAACATCTGAAGTTTATGACGTCCTTGCTTCAGGGATGGCAGCAAGAAACCAGCCTTTGATGGTTATTATCACGACTGCCGGCTTTGAATTAAATAATCCTGCCTACCGGGTGGAATATGATTACGTCTCTCGGATTTTAGACCCAAACAAAGTAGAAACCAATGAACAGTATTTTGTGATGATCAATGAACTGGATAAGGGCGATGACATCAAGGATGAGCGTAACTGGATAAAAGCAAACCCTATTGTGGCTGCTAATGAACACGGGTTAGAGTATTTGCGCGGCGAGCTTGAAGTAGCTCTCGCGGTTCCTGAAAAAATGCGTAATTTCCTCACTAAAAATATGAATATCTGGGTCAATATGCGCGAAAACGGCTATATGGATATGCAGGCCTGGAAAGATTGCGGGTCCGATCAATTCCCTGATCTAAATGGCCGAGAGTGCTATGTTGGGATTGACTTATCAAAACGAATTGACCTGACAGCTGTCTCCTTTATTTTCCCATTGGATAATGGGAGCTTTGCTGTAGAGAGTCACGGTTTTATGCCAGAAGATACATTTTATGAGCGTATGAAGACAGATAATGTACCTTATGATTTGTGGAGGAAAAAGAATTGGTTAACCGTCACCGATGGCGCTGTTGTCGATTATGACTATATCAGAACCTACATTAAAAAAATGGAGAAAGAGAAAGGGTGGCGAATCAAAGAAATTGGTTACGATCCGTATAATGCTACACAATTTGCCCAACAGATGGAGGCTGACGGATATGTCATGATTGAAATTCGACAGGGTGTTGCTACATTATCTGAACCAACGAAAGACTTCCGTGAAAAAGTAAAGGCCAAGAAGATCATTCACAATAAAAATGATCTGCTGACATGGGCCATGGGGAATGCCATTACAAAAGTAGATGCCCAGGAAAACATAATGCTGGACAAGTCAAAGTCAACACAACGGATTGACCCGGCGGCTGCGCTTATCAATGCACACGTGCGGGCTTCGCAAATTGATACGGCCGTTGACTTAAACGCTTATATACAATCTGGATCGTTCAGCCTGTAGGGGGTGGAAATGCTGAAATTTCTAAGGTTCTTGCAGTTGATTTTAGAGGATATCTTGCTGCTCGCAGGCATGGTATTCATTTCAATAGCCATATATCGGATGAACGTAAACGCGGGTTTAATTGCAACCGGTGTTTTTTTATTCTCTCTTGCCAGCTTGGCAGGATTCGTTCGTCAAAAAAATAAGGATGAGGGAGGGAAATAGATGCTATTAAGCCGTTTAAAGAGCGGAATAAAAAATGAAATTGCTGAAGAGGATAGCGGTTTCCTTCTCCATCCGGCTAATTGGTTTAAAAATATTTTTGCTGGAACAGAAAGTTCATCTGGTGAAAGGGTATCAACAAAAACGGCTGTTTTGCATCCGGATGTATATGCTTGTGTGATTGTTTTGGCTGATGATATTGCGAAACTGCCAATTAAGCTTTTTCAGAACCAAAACGGCAACATACAACAGGTTCAAAATAAAGTAAGCGGCATTATTCTAAACAAAGTGAATGACTACATGACAAGCTTTGTATGGAAAAGGCTGTTGGTTACGAGACTTTGCACTTGGGGAAACAGCTATAATCTTTTGCTTTTTGATAAAGACGGGAATGTGGCTGGGATCAGAGCATTAGACCCTGAAGCGACAAATACGAATATTGATCCAAATAACGGCCGGGTATGGTATTCAACCACACTTGACGGCAAGTACCGTGAATTTTTTTACGAAGAGGTACTGCATTTTAAAAACCTGTCTCTTGACGGAATTGTAGGTCAAACCCCGATTTCAGTTATTCGGGACAATATAGGGTCAAATAGAGCTGCCACAAAATTTAACGCGAAATTTTACAAGAATGGTGGCGCACCGTTTGGCGTTGTAAAAGCGCCGACTCTTTTAGACCGAAAAAGCAAACAAATTCTTAGGGAAGATTGGGAGCGGGTGAATGCGGGGCAGTCTATTGCAGTTTTAGACGCCGGGCTTGATTATTCACAAGTAACAATGCCCATGAAAGATGCCCAATTTATTGAGTCGATGAAATGGAATCGCCAACAGATTGCATCGATTTACAAGGTGCCGCCTCATAAAATAGGGGAGCTTGATCGGGCGACATTTTCAAATATAGAGCAACAGTCCTTAGATTATGTCAAAACCACTTTACAGCCAATCGTCACAAATATTGAACAAGAATTAAACGATAAGGTTTTGACAGAGAAGCAACGGGGAGCAGGATATTACTTTAAATTTAACCTGGAATCAGAGCTTCGCGGGGATAGTAAATCACGTGCTGAATTTTATAAAACGATGCAAAGTGTCGGCGCCTTTAGCGTTAATACTATTCTTCAAAAAGAGGACATGACAGGTATCGGGGAGATCGGCGATGAGCATTATGGAAACTTAAACCTAGTTCCCCTTTCAATTATGAAAGAGTATCAACTAAGCAAGGTCAAACGGTCTTCAAATCGCCTGAAAGGGGGTGATGGCAACGGAACAGAAGAAGAAAAACAAGTATTGGAACATGAAGGTTCTGAATGATTCGTCCGCTGAAATCACGCTTTACGGTTCGATAACTGGCGAAGGCTGGTTCAGTGAAAGTTCATCTAAAGCCTTTCAGTCTGAATTGAAAAGTTTAGGTGACGTGAGCTTTATTGATTTGTACATCAATTCGCCTGGTGGGGATGTTTTTGAGGGGCAGGCTATTCATTCGATGCTTCAGCGTCACAAGGCAAAAATCAATGTCTATGTGGATGCACTGGCTGGAAGTATTGCTTCTGTCATTGCAATGGCCGGCGATAAAATTACGATGCCGAGTAACGCCATGATGATGATTCACAACCCATACATGGGGATGGTCGGGAATGCCGCGGAATTCCGGAAGGCAGCCGATGATCTGGATAAGATTACTGAAAGTATCGTTTCCACATATCTTGCGAAAGCAGGAGACAAACTGGACGACGGGACTTTACGCCAGCTGCTGGATGAGGAAACCTGGCTCACCGCCGATGAAGCTTTAAATTATGGTTTGATCGATATGGTTTCAGAATCAAAGGATGTAGCAGCCTGCATTGATCATCAGGTACTGGCACATTTTAAACATGTTCCAGGCAAAATTGTTGCTCAATCCGCTGCTGAAAGTCCGGCAGAAACTAAGCCGGATGAATTACTAAAACAAAAGATCAATATGAAACTTGAACTCTTAAATCTTTAAGGGTTCTTTTTTTATGCCATTTCTAAGGAGGACAAGCATTTGAAACATAAAAAGTTAATGAACCTTGATATTCAATTTTTTGCCGGGGGCGGGATGTCCAAAAAAGAACGAGAATTGCGCCAGACCTTGGCGGAAAAACGTACAAAAATTGAAGCGCTGACCGATGAAGGGAAAATGGATGAAGCCAAAAAACTACTTGCAGAGGCTCAACAAATTAAAGATCAAATTCAGACATATGAAGATATCCGAAATATGCAGGTTTCATACGAACAGGAAGAGCCGCAGCATGATCCAGAGACAAAGAACCCGCAACAACCAACGGATGATATCGCTAAAACAGAAGTGAAGAACCATGTTCAGCTTTTTGCTTCCGCCCTTAAAACAGGAAAGGTACCGCAGCCACTGGCTGCAATGAAAGAAGGTGTGGATGAGGACGGTGGCCTTATTGTCCCGCAAGATATCTCCACGAAAATTAATGAAAAACGACGTCAATTTGATACCCTGGCAAATCTCGTCGATGTCATTCCGGTATCAACAAACAAGGGTTCACGGGTTCTTGAAAAATTATCAGATATCACCCCATTGGCAAACCTTGAGGAATTAGAAAATATTGAAGAGTTAGAGAATCCTAAGTTTGAAAACATTAAATATAACATCAAAGACTATGCCGGGATTTTGGTTCTTTCAAACGATTTGCTTGCAGATACACAGGAAGCGCTCTTACAGTATCTAACGACTTGGTTGGCGAAAAAATCAGCCGTAACCCGCAATACGTTGATCCTTAATCAATTGGGGACCCTTGCAAAAACAACGGTTTCAAAACAGGACGACATTAAAGACATTCTTAATGTCAAACTTGATCCAGCTATTAATGCGACAACTAAAGTTGTCACAAACCAATCCGGCTTTAATATGTTGGATAAACTGAAAGACGCGTTCGGCCGCTATCTACTTCAGCCGAATCCTACAGACCCGACGAAAAAGTTGTTGTTTGGAAAGCCGGTTTCTGTGATTTCTGATAAGTATTTGCCGAGCAACGGCACAAAAACACCAAAACATCCGTTAATCATCGGAGACCTTAAAGAAGCCGTTAAACTGTTTGACCGCCAGCAGTATTCCATTTTAACGACAAATGTCGGTGGTAAAGCATTCTACCGTAACTCTACAGATGTGCGAATCATTGAACGTGAGGACGTAGTCCTATGGGATACAGATGCGGTGGTTTACGCGGAATTTTCATCAATTAAAGATGCAGTTCCTGACAATGAAACTCCAAGCGCTGGCGGCTCAGAAGATAAATCAGTTGATGTTGGAAAATAATAAAAGAAAAGGATGAGGAAAAATGGCAGATCAATTTTTAAACCAAAGCAATGGTGTTTATACTTCCGCAGAGGACGACGGCACAGGAAAACCGGTAACGCCTGTTTACTTGAAAGGCAACAGTGAAGATAATCCTTTATACATCAAAGGGATGCCGGGGGAACCTGGGCCGCAGGGACCCCAAGGTCCAAAAGGCGACAAGGGGGATAAAGGCGAACCAGGTCCGCAAGGTGAACAAGGACCACAAGGCCCGAAAGGTGACAAAGGCGATCCGGCTGAAATTGGAGAGAAAAGTATCCTACATGAAATGCTTGCGGACAAGTCTGTTAGAAGCAACAACATCGGAACCGGCAGTGTCATGCCGGATCACTTTAACAGCGAAGTAAAGGCCATTTTTGAAGACCTACAAAAGCAAATTGATGAGCTCAAAGGCGGTTCATCTAGTTAACGAAAGATAGGTGATGCCCTATGACTGAAACCCAACAAAAAGAGCTTGAAGAGGTGAAAAAATTCCTCCGGGTCGATGGTGATCTGGAGGATGATTTAATTCTTGGGTTTATCGCTTCAGCAAAAGAATACATTACGACCGCAACGGGCCTGAAATTCCCAAATAATTCAGCTCGCGCAGATTTGTGTGTAAAGGCTTTTGTAACTCACTGGTATGAAAACCGTGAAATAGCTGGCACAACTTCAAACCTTGATGGAGTTTTGACAACGTTGATCAATCAATTAAAATACACAGTTCCGGAGACTGAGGCCGATGCTGAATGACATGCGATATCGAATCAAGTTTCAAAAGAAAAAAGAAGGCGGCCGTCTCCCTGTGGAAGGTGAATATGAAACTATCGTTGAATGCTGGGCAAAAGCTGAAGGATTAAAAGGCCGGGAATACTATGCAGCGGCGGCTGTACAAAAAGAACATACAGTAAAATTTACGATCCGACACCGAGAGGATATCGACAAACATATGCGGATTCTGTTTCAGAACCAATCATATGAGATCGAATCAATTCTTCCGAACTATTCCCGAAGAAATTTCACCACAATCAGGGCAAAGGCGGTGGAATAATGAAAATCGAAATGGAAATGCAGGGCTTTAAAGAATTAGATTCATATTTATCTTCACTTGCAAGAAAGGACGAAAAAATAAATAAAGCCACTGTGAAAGCCGGCGGCGCGATTCTTGCAAAGGAAATTAACAAGAATGCTCCCCGTTCCAATATTGGGGGGAGCCATCCTCACATTGATGAAGATATCATAGTCGGTAATCGTACGAGAAAGGACCCCGATGGTGAGATATATGCAGTGGTCGGCCCTACAAAAGATACAAAATACCGTGTCCACTTACCTGAGTTCGGTACTATCCATCAACCGGCTAACCCGTTTATTCAGCAGAGTATGAAAAGTGCAAATGATCGAATGCTTGAAGCGATGGTAGCCGTTATCAGGAAAGGGTACAAGCTATGAATGTGGCAGAGAGAGCATTACAACTAAAAAACAGAGTATTTGAAGCGCTGGAAACTGATCCGGCGCTTTTATTATTGGCTGATCCTGCAAACATTTTTGAACTTGCGGTACCGATTGGTATCAAAAGCAAACCGCCTTATATCGTCGTACAGGAATTGGAGTACAGAACTACCAAGTGGGCTGACGGAAAGCCGATCAAGGACAGTTCTGTATATCAAATCGATGTATACAACGCTTCTTCCTGCGATCAGATTTTGGCTGCCGTTGTTGGGGTCATGAATCGATTGGGTTTTCAAACATCGGTTTTAATCAATGGCTTTTTAAAAGATGAAGGGCTGATCCGGAAAGGTTACCGGTTTGAGGCCAATATTTTAATATAATTGGAGGTTTAAGAATGCCTGAATACAGTTCAGTTACCGGATTGGAAGGCGTTAAATTTGCGCCTTTAAAAAAGGAAAATGGCTTTTATGTAGCTACAAAAATTATTGATTACCCTTACGCAATTAACGCAAAGGTCAATACGGAAACATCAACAGAAAAGCAGTATGCAGACAACAAACTGGTGGATATGGCTGTCACGACTGGTTCCACAAAATTGGAGCTTGAAATGCGGGATCTGCCAATGGAAATTTTGGAGGAATTGTTTGGGATAGAAGAAACAGACGGGATCTATATGTTCAAAAAGAATGTTATCGCGCCATGGGTTGCTATGTCTTTCTATGGGCCAAAAGCGAACGGCAAGAATCGCCATGTAGGCTTAGTGAAAGGGCGTTTTTCTCTTCCGGATGATGAATGGAAAACAAAAGAAGAAAAGACAGACTTCCAAACAGTCAAACTTTCTGCTGAATTTATGGAACGAGAACAGGATGACATCTATAAAGTATTGGCTGATGAGGACGCACCGAATTTCAGCTTGGACAAGTTTTATGAAAAAGTGTTTGGCGATGCTTATAAAAATCCGGACTCAGGCTCTGATAATAAATCCAGCGTAGACATTGGAAAGACAGTATAAAGGGAAGCTCCGTGCTTCTTTTTTAAATCTAGCAAAATAAAGGAGGAGTCAACATGGCTCAAAAACAAATTTCGGTTAAATTATGGTTTGAAAAAGAAGAAAAATACAAAACATTTATTGCACCTCGCACAAATACAAAAACTTTGTATGAAGCTCTTGAGTTAGATGAGGCAGCCGCTAAAAATACCAACAGTATTAAGGCAGTGCTTAAAAGCCTTGAAGATCGTATGAAATTCATTGTGCGTGTATTCCATAATCAATTTACTTTAGAGGAATTTCAAGAAGGCCTTCAGTCCTTTGAAGTTTCAAACGAAGTAAGGCGAATCATGGGCGAAATTATGGGTTATGAGGAAGTTAAGGAGGAAGAAGATTTTTTATCGGCAGCGGAAGCGGAGGCCTTTCGGCAGAAAAAGGAATAGAACAGCTCAATGATTTATATGCGGCCCTTTTAAAACAGGGATGGACCATGACTGAAATTGACGAGATGGATATTTACCATTACTTAGAAGTCATGGCTCATGAAAATAAACCAAAAGTTGTTCCAATTGATCAAGTGTTTTTCTAAGACTGGCTTTATCGCCGGTCTTTTTTCGTTGAGTTTATGCCAGGGAAGCGGGGTGGATACATATGGCGCAACCTATCGGAAATATGATTATTAAAGTAGGCCTTGATGATACCGGCTTTAATCGTGGAATTGAAGGTTTAAAGCGGCAAATGCGTTTAGCGAATTCGGAAATGAAAGCATCCGGTGCAGTTTATAAAGCTGCGGGAAATCAGTCAAAGTTTCTTCAATCGCAAGTAGAAGGACTCAATAACAAATACCGCATACAAGGCCGTTTAGTAGATGAGCATCGAACAAAATACAATAAGTTAGTCAGAGAAAAAGGGCTGGACAACCGAGAAACGCAGATACAAGGTCGCCGGCTGAATGATGCAATTGCCGTTCACCAAAGCCTTGGAAATGAACTGCAACGAGTAACAAAACTATTTGAAAATACCACAAACAGCACCCGGCGAGCAGCGGGTGTTTTTTCTGTGTTTAAGCGTAATTCAGGAGAAGTATCTAAAGAGCTAAACGCGGTGTATCAATCAGCTACAACCGCCGGAAAGGCTCTTTCTGCTATCGGTGCAGCAGGAACTTTGGGAATCGGCATGTCTGTTAAAGCCGCAGCTGATTTTGAGAAAGCGATGAGCCGCGTAAGTGCTTTGGCAAATGCAACAAATGATCAAATGGGTGAGCTTACAAAAACAGCCCGTCATTTGGGTGCAACAACTCAATATACAGATGGGCAAGTGGCAGAAGGTATGCAGTACCTTGCGATGGCCGGATATAAAACAAATCAAATTATCGGGGCTATGCCTGGCCTTCTCGCGACTGCCGCAGCTGGTCAAACAGACCTTGGAGTTACGGCCGATATCGTTTCTGACATTTTGACTGAATTTCATATCAAGGCTGAAGATACAAACCGTGTTGCGGATGCAATGACATATACTTTTACGAATTCAAACGCCACCCTGCAAGAAATCGGGCAAACAATGAAATATGCAGCACCGGCCGCAAAAACAGCGGGAGTCAGTATGGAGGAATTGGCGGCGGCAACCGGTATCATGGCAAACAGCGGGATTAAAGCCGATATGGCAGGAACGGCTTTAAGGTCTACCTTGACGCGACTCTCTGCACCACCAAAACCAGCTGCATCAGCGATTGAAGAGTTGGGTCTAAAAGTTACAGATTCAACCGGTAGAATGCGTCCGCTTGCTGATATTATCGGACAAATCAATGAGAAAACAAAAGATTATACCGAAACTGAGCAAATTCGTATTGCAAAACAGCTGGCGGGGCAACATGCGCTTTCCGGTTTTATTACCTTAATGCACGCCGGGAAAGATAAGCTTCAAGAATTCACAAAAGAAGTTGAAGGAAGCGGCGGCACAGCTGAAAGAGTAGCCAAACAGCAAATGGACAACCTGGCTGGCTCTATTGATTATCTTAAATCTGCTACAAACAATGCTGTTATCACTTTTGGAAATCAGTTCTTACCTGTTATCCGGGCTACAGCTGACGGACTAACGAAGCTTGTAACCTGGTTTGATTCATTGCCCCCTTCCGTTGCGAGCACTATTGCAATTACTGGCGGAGCCGTCACTGTATTTTCACTATTAGGTGGCGCGTTCTTACTATTGCTTGGCTCATTGCCAAAGGTAGCAGCAGGCTGGAATATGCTTCGGACCGCGGGCGGGTATTTAACACGGAATGTAAATCAAGCATCAGCCAGTCTTGGGGTTTATTCTACGGAAGCCATTGCAGCGGGCGCAGCTTCCAGAACAGCGGCTGCAGGAATGACAACAACATCTGCGGCGGCTGCGGCAGCATCCACACGAATGGGACGTTTTCATCAGTCAGCCAATCTGGCAACAACCAGAGTCGGGAGGCTCGAACAATCATCCAGCAGAAGTGCTAAAGCCATGCGGGGCCTGGGCGGTGCTTCACGTGTTGCCGGCGTTGGTCTTGGATTGTTTGGCGGACCAGTTGGTTCAATTGCCGGGCTAATTCTTTCATTTGCTCCTGAACTCTTAAAATTCGGCGGGAGTATTTTAAAGGTTGGAGCCAATGCAATTAAAGGCGCCGGCGGCTTTATGAATTTAGCAAAAAGCGGTTTTGGCCTATTCAACATTCTCAAAAAAGGAGCAGGAGTTGTCGGCCTTTTACGTAGCGGATTGAGCTTGTTAGGTGGTCCTGTTGGTCTTGCTGTAACAGGAGTGACACTTTTAACCGAAGCTGGTACAAAGTATTATGACAATCTGAAGAAAAGGGTTCTTCCATCGACTATTGATTTTGGTGAGGGAGTATCGAAGGCAACTGCAAAAGCTGTGAATGCTTATGAAGATATGAATATTAAAGTCACAGCAAAGCTCAATACCCTTCGAGCAACAAATACAAAGATCACCAAGGATATTGCCGATGATGTGACAAAGCAATTCACTGAAATGGGAGACTCGTTGAAAAAGGGATTTCAAACAAGTGCCGATTCAGCCACCAAAGTGTTACAAGATTTTTATGCTTCAAATGATAAAACATCAGATAAAGAAGCAGCTAAAATTCTCAATAAAATCAAAAATGGGAATGATAAGAAGCAGAAAGAAATACAAGGTTATGTGGATCGGGTAAATGAAATTTACAGAACCGCGGCTGAAGAGAATCGTAAAACAACAGCAAAAGAAAATAAGGAAATAGCAGAGATACAGGGGAAAATGTTGGCTCAAATGGAGACAGCTCTTACTCGAAGCAAGGACGAACAAATTAAAATTTCAAGAAAGCTGAAGGAAGAATCCTCTAACCTATCTGCTAAACAGGCTGCTGCTGTAGTAAAAAATAGTAATAAAGCAAAAGAAAAAACAATAAAAGCAGCCGAAAAGCAGCGCGATTCTGTTATTGCTGCTGCTGATGATCAGTATTATGTAAAAGGCACAATTTCAAAGGAAGAGCACGATGACACTGTTGAAAAAGCAAGAAGCCAAACCAAAAAAACAATTAAGCAAGCAGAAAAGACGCATCAAGGTGTAGTCAAGGAGGCAAAGCTTCAAGCTTATGGACATCTTGATCAAGTTGATTTTGAGACAGGTGAAGTCCTTAATAAATGGGATATTTTTGTCCTCGACTTAGCTGGTGTTGTGAATAAGATTACCGGTGGAATTAACACGGTTCTTGAATTTATGCATGCCCCAACCATTCCAGAGTGGAAGCCTAAAGGTTATAATGGCCGGTCTGAAAAAATGCAAATTGCGCCTGGGGCTAATTATGCGAAAGGGACAGACTTTCACCCTGGAGGAAAAGCGCTTGTTGGTGAAGAAGGATGGGAGCTTGCACATACACCAGGCGTCGGAACTTATGTTGTAGGGGCAAGCGGCCCGCAAATTTGGGACCTACCGCGCGGAACATCTGTACTTCCTCATGATCAGTCAAAAGAGCTTGCGGCTTCGGGGCTTCCTGGGTATGCAGGCGGGGTTGGCGACTTTTTCAAAAAAGCTGCTGAAGGCTCTAAGAAAATGGTCAACGGAGCAATTTCTTTCGGAAAAGGTGTTGTGGACAGAGTCGGGGATGTTAGTTCAAGCGCTATGGACTTGATTATTAACGGTCCCGGTAAATTGATTAAAAAACTTTTTAGCGGGCTAATACCATACAAATCAGGAAAAGGCATTGATTCGTTTGGAACCGGTATATTCAAGACCTTAAAAAATGGGGCAACTGAATTTTTGAAAGGAGTCATGCCAGAGCCGTCCACATTTAAAGGGACCGGAGGAACGAAATCCGTAAACCAATGGGTGACAGAGGCTGTAGGTTTAGCGGGGGTACCTCTTTCATGGATTCCAGGGCTTGTGACCATCGCCATGAAGGAAAGCGGCGGAAATCCAAATGCTATCAACTTATGGGATTCCAACGCGAAAGCAGGCCATCCTTCACAGGGATTGATGCAGACGATCCCGAGCACTTTTAACGCAAATAAGTTTCCTGGTCATAACAACATTTTGAATCCGATAGATAATACGTTGGCTGCAATTAACTATATCAAGCGCAGATATGGAGACATTAGCAATCATCCAGGCTTAAAATCAATGGCCCGGGGTGGCGGCTATGTTGGTTATGCAAAAGGCGGTATCTCGCCAGGTCGAGGCGGCTCAAAATGGGCCGTTTTAAATGAACGAGGGTATGATGAAACAACCATCACGGAAGACCCTTCATATAGGGAGCGTAATATTGGGCTATGGACTCGGATAGGTAGTAAGCTTGGCGTACTTCCGGATTTGCAGGATGGGATGATTTCAAAAGCACTTCTCCTGCTTCAAAAAGTTTCGGCAAAACCTGAACAAGAGCTGTCACCATCTAATGATTTTTCTGTGGACATTAGCCGTGTTGTAAAGAATCAAGAAAAACAAATCAGTATGATGGCAAAGCAGATTGATTTTCTAAATAAAAATGTGCAGCTCTTGCAGCAGCTTTTACTTAAAGACAACAACACATATCTGGATGGCAGAAAAATTGACCAATCAGCCGGGGATCGGTTTACTCGAACTTCATTTATAAACGGGGTGAGATAGTGAAATTATTCCTTGATTACGATAATGGACTTGGGGAGCAGAGCTTAAATAGCCTGCTTCCTTTTTTTGAACCTTTAAGCTTCACGCCTGAAGCACCGGGGATTGATCGTGAAACGGTTAGCATCCCGAGAATAAACGGAGTTGTCCTTCCGCAGCATCCTCGGGATGTCACATATACAGAAAGAAAAATAACTGTTGAATTCTATTTAAATTCAGTCATCGCTGAAAACTTTTATCAATTTAGGCGGGAACTTTATGCGCTTTTAGTCAAGCCGTTCCCCTATTATATCTCGACCGATTTATTGCCGAATCTTCGTTTTCGTGTAACTTGTGATGGGAATTTTAGTATTCCAAAAGAAAAGGAGAAAAACTTTGTAACGTTCACAGTTGAATTTAACAACATCACGGGACTGGCAGAATCAAAATTTACTTCTCTGACAAAGCAGAATTTTGATGGAGAACATTGGAGTCCGGGAATGAATATTCACATGCGTGACGATCTGGAATACAGGTTCAAAAATCGAAAGAGGTTTCAGGTTTATAACACCGGTGATGCCTATATCAATCCTCTGGAACATGCCTATAATGTGACCTTATGGGCAGCCGGAAAAAATGTGACGATCATTAACCATACAAATGGTGAAAAGCTTAAAATTGAGCAAGAATTAAAAAAATCGCAGCGTGTTTCTTTTATCAAGCAATACACGGTGATCAATAAAACACCTATCAAAACATCCGGCAGGCTCCCGGGACTCGATATAGGAATGAATGAGTTTGAAATTCAAAATACCAGTGATTTTGAGATTATATTCGATACTCGTTTTTACTATCCGTAAGGAGCATGTAAAATGGCAAACACAGATTTTATAAAGGAAATTGCACCGGACGCCCAAAGAGTCTATAAAAAATATGATATTCTCGCGTCTCTCATTATTGCTCAAGCTTGTTTAGAGAGCGGATGGGGTACAAGTGAACTGGCGCAGAAAGGGAAAAACTTATTCGGCATCAAGGGTACTTATAACGGTCAATATGTTCTCATGTGGACGACTGAATATGATAAGAACGGAAATGCAACCAAAGTGCAAGCTCGCTTCCGAAAGTATCCGTCTTGGTATGAATCGATTCAGGATTTAGCCAAGCTATACATAAACGGAACGAGCTGGGACCCGGATCATTATAAAGCCGTAGTGGGGGAAAAAGATTACAAGAAGGCGACAGCTGCACTCGTAGAAGCTGAATATGCCTCCGATCCAAATTACGCCACCAAATTGAATAGTCTCATTTTCACTTACAAACTCACACAATATGACACTGCGGATGGGGTGCCAGATGGACCTGACGAGCCTGCAAACCCGAATCCTACCCCAGGGTATCCAAGCAAGGAATATGACGGGAAAGATATAACACTCAATCAGAATCTGCCGTCAGATGTTGATTTTCCACAGCTGCATGTCTCATCAAAAGACGGAAAAAAGGTTGTGGAAATAACGGGCGTTTCCGTCGATCTGACGGACAATACGACTGGCAAAAAGAGTTTTACCTTTACGATCACAAAAACACAGGAAAACGCTACTGAATTTGATTTATTGGTGGATGACAATATTCTTTATTTGGACGAGAAAAAATTCAATCACCAAAAATATTACATTACGGGTGTCCAACTTCATCAAGAGAAAAATGTCATAAGGAAAACCGTTACAGCAAGCCACATATTCACTGTGCTGCTTATTAACAACAGGATTCATGAAACTGTATCAAAGAAATTAAGATTGAGAGATGCGCTTGATTTTGCTTTGAAGAATACAGACTTCAAATATATTTTTAAGACGCCGGAGAGTGAATTTGAATCAGCAGATCAAGAAAATTTCGGTGATAAAAACTCGACAGAGCTAATGGATGAAATCATTGAGGATTATGGGATTGAAATAGACGTGGATAATTACAAAATTTATATCTACAAAAAGATGGGGAAACGGATTAATTTCACCCTAGATTCGCGCTATAATATGCCCGGCATTTCAATTACAACAAACTCGCAAAACAGTACAACACGAGCCTGGGGATACGGGGCCTTAAAAAAGGGGAGCAGTACTGATGACAAAAACCCTCAGTACGAGTTTGAGCCTATTTTATACATTCATCCAGACGAAAAGAAATTCTTGATTGAAGGGAAGCCACGCTGGGCTGAACCGATCAGGGATGAGCGCTATAAAAAAGCCAGCAGTATGATTTCTGCATTAAAAAGGCATGTGAATCCATATCCGGAAATGACGGTAGAAGCTGATTTCCAAAAAATCTATGAGCCGAAGCTTTTAGAGATCGAGCAAGATTTCTGGAAAGGTGACACAATCCATGTCCTGGCTGATACGGCGGATGGTATCACATTTGAAGATGATGTGAGACTTGTGTCCATCCAGTACAACCCTTTGAACCCATACAGCAGTCCCAAATTGACGTTTGCGAACTTCCGCAAAGATATCCAAAGCATAAATGTGGATCAAGCGAAAAGGCTTAGAGATCAAAAACGATATATTGACCAGCTTTTCAAAACGCTCAGGTAGGCGTTTTTTTATTTTGTCAAAAAGGGAGTGATGAACATGTTGCGGCTGATTAAGCACTATAATAAAACCCGTAATTCACTTTATGAATCCCAGCTAAGTGAAGATATGCAAACCATAGAAAATGCGTTGAATGATCACGACTATAATTTGAAAAGACATGAGTCTTCCAGAGCCGCCCACACGTCGGAACAAATCGACCATGGCGGCTTCACTGTTGGAAACCGTCTGAAAAATTTATCAGCTCGCTTTGCCAACTTGGTCACAAATCACGATGGTTCAGATGTCAAAGAGGTTGTGGATGCCCGGGTAACAACTGACGGAGAAATTGCTCAAACATTGAAAGATCGTCTGGACTTAGAATTTAATAGACTCGCACAAAAAATAAAGCGCACTGTGTATGTAGATGACTTTGGGGCCGTTCCGGACGGAAAAACCGACAGCACTGAGGCTTTCAAAAAGGCTTTAGGGAATGGCCGGGTGCGAATTGAGTTAAGTGCCGGTACTTATATTGTGAAAGGCATCAAGCTCCCATCCTGGACGTACTTGAATGGAAAGGGAAAAGGTATCACGACCATCAAGCTTCATGAGGATACGCCCGCCAGTGAGTGGGTGCTTACAAATGCAGACTATGAGAAGGGGAACAGAAACATTTTTGTGCAAGGGATGTCGCTTGACTGGAACCCGAATAGACAAGGCGGAGTTCGGGCGACTGGCGGGCAACATTCCAGCTGCTTAACACTTGCCAATGTGAAATACGGCTGGGTGAAAGATGTTGAGGCGATAAACCCAGGGCTGCACGGATTTGATATTACAGCTCCTACTTATGATCATTTGCCAACAACCGATTATACGAAGAACGGGAGTCGTTATATATGGCTAGACAATTGCGTTGCATACGGATATGGCGACGATGGGATTACCACACATTACAGCGAATATATTTTCATCTCCAATTCACATTGTGTTTATCCAAGCGGCAAAGCTCATAAACAGGGGGAGTCCAATTCCAACGGTATTGAAATTGATGACGGTTCAAAGCACGCCTGGATACTGAATTGCTATTCTGAGGGAAATGTCAGGGGCGTGGAGGTTAAAGCTCATGCCAAATGGCCGGCTGCTCAAAATGTCCATGTCATCGGTCATGTGTCTTATCGTGATGTGCGGTCATACGATATCCGTCATATCGGCCATCATTTAGCATCTGACCCTGAAAGCACGACAGCTTACGGTGTCACATTAACAGATTGCACGGCGATTGAACCGGTATTTAATTCCTTGTATAAGGACCTTTCACCGCGTGCGCTTGTTATTTCTGCCTATAAAAATGTCGTGGTAAGCGGCTTTACAGCCATCGGTGATCCTTCATACGATTATAAAAACTATCCGGCTATCGCATTGCAATATCGCAGCCGAAACATCTCACTCAATGGGATTCAAGTGCGTGGATTTAAAAAAGCTGAAGCGGATATCCGTCTATTTGGCGGTGACCAGCGGACCGACAATGTTAATATTTCGAACTTTACTTTTTATAAATCGGCCAAAAGCGGCATCGTGATTGGCGGGAGAGTATATAACGTTAATATCAATAATGGGATTATGACAGGGGAAAAGGGTGCTTACGGTATCACTTCACCAAACAGTCAAGCCAATATTGTGGGTGTTTATGCAGAGGGTTATGATTACGCGGCAATGATTAAAGGCCAAAAGTATAAATATGTGCCAAACAACTTAAAAGGCGGGACGAGGGCCGCCACAACTTCAGGATATGCGACCTCAGAGACCGGTTTTATTGCGGCTTCTTCCGGTGATCCTGTCGCTTCCGGAGAGGCTTCATCTGTCATTGGATCAACCGGCGGATGTAAGGCACAAGGTACGCGGAATGTGGTGATCGGTTCTTCTGATAGATCGACCACAACAAAAGAAGGAAGCCGGTCTGTCATTGGATCATCAAATAATGTCAGGATTGAGGGGGATGGAGTATCCCGAACAATTTTATCCTCACAAGCTGTCATAAACAATAAGAGCTATACGGTGGCGCTTGGATACGGCACCGGGAGTCCATCGGCTTCAAATAAAAAGATAGAGATCAACGCAAAGGCTGGGAATGTTTTAGGCACCGGTCGTATTGAAAGTGTATCTGACTTAAAGGACTTGGCTGAATACTTTGAATCCAAAGACGGCAGCAAGATTGAGTCCGGTTACCTGGTAACATTGGACGGCGATAAAATCCGGAAAGCAGAAAAAGGTGAAAAGGTTTTAGGCGTTATTTCAGAGACAGCCGGCGTCATTATGGGCGGCGCAGCTTTTTATTGGAATGATCGCTATTTGAGAAATGAGTTCGGCGGGATCATCTATGAAGAAATCGACATTGAATCAGAAGACAAAGACGGTAATATGGTAATTCAAAAAGAACTTGTTCCGAAAGAAAATCCACATTACGATCCGGATGTAGAATATATTCCGCGGGAAGAGCGAGACGAGTGGCATGTTGTGGGGCTGGTCGGCCAGGTCTATGTCAGGATTGATGATACGGTCCAAGCAGGAGACAGCATCGTTCCTTCGGGCGGCATTGGCACGAAATCAGAAGACGGAACAGGCTTTTATGTGATGCGTATTAAGCAGCCTCACTCTCATCAAAAAGGATATGGTGTCGCCCTGGTCTTTATGTATCCGCAGCTGTAAAGGAGGCTCATTGATGATTTATAAACAAGGTGGTATATCACTTGATATAAACGCGCGGAAATCGAGCGCGCAATCAACCAACATCCAATTTTTCACCCAGGATACGGGCAGCGCAAAGCTGTCCTTTTCTTTTACAAAAGATGGCGTTCCATTGCCCCTTTCGGCCGTAGACGCTAAAATTGTCCTTCTGTATGCGGACGACTCGTTTTATAAACGCAGTCTGACGCTGACGGACAAGGTAAACGGGAAAGCCGAATATGTTTTGTCTGACGAAGAACTCAAGCATTACGGAGAGTGTAAGGCTGAAATCAAGCTTTATTATACGAATGGTCAGGCGCTTGCGACGGTCTTTTTTACCTTCCACATTGAGAAAACTCTTGAAGATCAAAACATCGTGCCTGTTGCGGAGTATTATATTGACGATTTTGAAACGCTCCGGGCTGGCATTAACAAAACGGTGGCGGAGATTAGCCAAACTCTTGATGAGATCAAAGCAAAATTTGCGGAGTTTGAAAATATTGAAACAAAAGACGGGGCAACGGAAAAGGCGAATAAGGCTGAAGCGAATGCAAAGGAATACACGGACAAAGCTGAAGCGAGCGCGAAAGAATACACTGACAAAGCGGCAGTAAGCGCGAAGGAATACACGGACGCTCATGCCAAAAACACGGATATTCATATCACGGCAGCTGAGCGGGATAAATGGAATGAGGCGGAGTCCCGGGCTGAGTCTCATATCAATAATCAGTCGAACCCTCATCAAGTAACGACAAAGCAGGTTACACTTATTAATGATCCAGCATTTCAAGATGCTTCTTATGAGGGAGATAATTATCCAGATGGAATCTCAACATTTCCGCTATTAGTTAATGAAGCCACAGGATACCCGAATTCATATGGCGGTATTTTAAATGTGAAATCAACTCAATATCGGTTTGCTCAGGTTTTCTTTCCAGCGGGAAATTTGAAAGACCCGAGAATTTACATTCGTCATTGGTATCATAGTCTAGGTTGGACTGATTTTGTCATGATTCCAACTTCAAATGATCTAAAGCCTGCCTGGACTGAAGTTCCTTTAAAAAACGGTGCGAAACATGGGGCCAGAAAAGTTATGTGTGCGGTGGTTGGCGGTTTTCTTTGTTTAAAAGGCGAGGTAATCACCAATAGAGGTGTGATTTTTGGCACGCTCCCAGCTTCTTATAGACCTGACCAGCTCCGCAGCAGACTTGTTCCTATATTCGGTACAACAGGGATGACCAAATTGTATATCGAAACAAACGGAAATATGAGGCTGGAGGGGCAAATCGCTGATAAGTCCGAGAACATAACTTCTTATGGTTTGGACGAAATTATTCCCCTGTAGGAGAGATAAGTCATGAAAAACATTTTTAAATATGACAAAGAGACGTTCTTGTTGATTGATAATGATATCATTCAGCCTGATGATCAAGGGAACTATGAAATTCCGGATGGATGGACAGACATTCCTTTTGACCCTGGTTTATATCTTCCGAAGTTTTATCCGGACGAAAAGGTGTGGAAGGAATCGGCTACAAAAGAGTATATTGAAAGCTTGCAGCCTCCGGAGCCTGAAGCGAGTGAAATTGAGCTATTAAAAAAGCAAAATGCTTTACTCTCTTATCAATTGGCCCGTCTTCAAAAAGAAGTTGCATCATTGAAAGGTGATGGTTCTTCATGATATATCCAGACTTTGCGGCTATTAAGCAGTTTTACGATTGGGGTTGTTATGATGATGACTCAATCATGAGAGATTACGTAGATTGGGGCCATATTACCCCGGCAGAATATGAAGAAATAACAGGCCGGAGCTATGACAAACCCGCTGTCTGTGTGGATTTAGGAATGACAAGCGCCCGATAAGGGTGTTTTTATTTTGCCTCAAAGGAGGTGAAAACGATGTGAGAACAGGAGGATTAGGGGACATGACGCAACCGAATGATTATGATGTTTTACAAAAAGAAATCGCAGAAATTAAAGCAGATCAAAAAACACAAGATCAGCGGATTACTACTCTCGAAAGAACAACTGACCGTCATGATCAGCAAATCATTTCTATCAATGAAAAGCTGAACAAGATCGAGGAAAACACAACTTGGATCAAGCGCAGCATCACCGGCGCGATCATTACAGCGGTCAGCACCGGCATCATCGGCGGCGCAATCGCTGTTTTTTATAATCTACTGCAGAAATAAGGAGGAAAACACAATATGAAAAACTTTGACAAAGGCACGGTCGTCCGGACGGTGCTTCTTTTTATTGCATTGGTAAACCAGACATTGATCATGTTCGGAAAGGCAGCTTTGCCGATCAGCGAGGATCAGGTCAATACGTTGGCCGACGCTTTGTATGTGGCCGGCTCCACGATTTTTACAATTGTCACGACGTTGGTCGCTTGGTTTAAAAACAACTATGTCACCGGTAAAGGTAAGCAGCAAAAAGAAGTTCTGAAACAAAAGGGATTAACAAAATGAGGTTGCCGGCTGGCAGCCTTTTTTATTTAAAACAAAATAGGAGGAGTTCACATGGTTAAAGTTGTGAAGAATTATGTTAAAGTCAATCAGTATACCCGGCCGGGTCTGAAAATGTCGGGAGTTAAAGGCATTGTCATGCACTGGACGGCTACTCCTGGCGCGTCCGCACTGAATGAGCGTAATTATTTCAATGGCACGTGTATTGCGGACAAACGATATGCGTCATCCCATTATTTTGTGGATCGAAAAGAAGCGCAATTGATTATTCCCGAAAATGAAGTCGCCTACCACGCACATGATCAAAACCGTTGCTATGTCAGTTTTTTAAAGCCGAATGCCAACATAAAGGCGATCGGCGTTGAAATGTGTGTCGAAAAAAACGGACAGATTCACAGCGAGACCATTCAAAATGCTGCCGAAGTGGTAGCCGATCTATGTCGGCGTTACGGCCTTTCTACAGACAAAATCGTGCGGCATTACGACGTGACAAATAAAAGCTGCCCAGCGCCGTGGGTGAGGGATTCAAGTCAACTGACGACATTCAGGAAAAAAGTCGATTCCCTGCTTGGAAATAAAACTGTGTCAAAGACGACATCATCCACGAGCCAGTCAAGCAAATCCACAGGAACTATCCTGAAAAAAGGGTCGTCCGGTTCCCAGGTCAAGGCGCTGCAGAAACGTTTGATTGCCGCTGGCTTCTCACTGCCGAAATACGGGGCTGATGGGTCTTACGGAAATGAAACGGTGCAAGCTGTCAAAGCTCTGCAAAAGAAAGCGGGTATCGCGGTGGATGGAATTTACGGACCGGCTACAGAAAAGGCTCTCGCAGGTATTGAAGCGAAAAAGAAAAAGTCGTCCTCAAGCAGCAAAAAATCATCCTACCCGCTGCCAACGGGCATCTACAAAGTCAAAAGCCCGCTGATGAAAGGGACGGCTGTCCGGCAGATTCAGGAGGCTTTAGCTGCCCTCTATTTCTATTCAGAGAAGGGCGCGAAAAATAACGGTATAGATGGTTATTACGGGGCGAAAACGGCAAACGCGGTCAAACGGTTCCAACTGATGTACGGGCTGCCTGCGGATGGTATTTACGGTCCAAAAACGAAAGCAAAACTTGAATCCTTACTGAAGTAATAAAAAAAGGCCTCAAAAAAGGGGCCTTCTTATCTCCATCTCCAATTTATTTCATTATCATTTTCGTAAATCCCCGGAAGGGATATACCAACCTTTTTTTGCTTTTCATCAATAATAAACCAATTTTCATCATCTAACCATTCTTCACTATACTGTTCAATGGCAAAAGGATCATCCTCGTTTACTACAGCCTTAAAGAAATCTCTGAACTTTTCCATGTTTTTATTAGGAATGATTGTTCCATACATCCAGACACCTTCAACAGTAGCGCCTTTTATTTCACCCAAGCATTCATTTTTATAATATAGAAGCAT